AAGAGATGATTATGTATAAAAATATGGTTCTTAATAAAATAGATGAGTTTCTTAATAAAGAGGGGTTTAATCTTATAAAAAAGGGTGATAAAACAGCTCAAAAATTAAACTACATTAAAGAGCATAATGAAATTATTTTTACAATAGAATTTTTATCTAACATTTATGACAACAATCATTTTTGGGGATTTTCTTTTACTGATAGAATACCATTAATAGAAAATATAGTTACAAACATATTGTATATGAATAAAATTATAAATGTCACACCAGAAGATATTTCATATACAATCCATTTTGAAAATGATGATAAGTATTCCTTACCGACAGAAGGAATTTTGATAAACTCTGAAGAAGCAGTCATTAAAGTGTTTGATTTATTTCATAATTTCTATTATAAACATTTTCTTCCCTTCTTTCAAAAATGGAAAGATTTAAATGTTTTATATGAGTATATTAAAGATAAAACAGAAGAAGAGTTGTGGGATATTTTAGGGCAATTCTGGCAATTTAAGAAAGCTGTTATTCTAAGACTTTGTAATGATAGTAGTTATGAAGATTTTATGACTAAATTTGTAAATAGGCGGGAAGAGATATTAAAAATGCGCCCAGAAAGTATAGATGTACAAAGATATTACAATGCCTCTAAAGAACTTAAACAAGTTTTAGATAATACAAAAGCTATTTATAATGTGTAAGTAATTGCAGAATAAATTTTAAACAACATCAATTATGAGTACAAATAATCAAAATTTCGGTTGTGCAGGATTTTTAATCATGCTAATCTCTTTCCCTGTGTTTTTTGTAAGTTTTTGTATTGCTCGGAATGAAATCAAAGAACGGTTTATCTATGGTGATGTTGTTCAAAGTGTTGTTTTAGAAAAAGGCAGTTATATCAGCTCGCTTCCCAAAAGTACAGGCAGTCGCTATTTTACTTTTAAAGTAAAACCAATAGAGAAATACAAAAATTTCATTTTAGAAACAAGGGAAAAAGTAGGAAACCCAGATGTCAATAATTTAGAAGTGGGCGACATTCTGACCATAAAAATTCAAAACGAAAAACAAGCAAAAATCATGAGTATAAAAGGGAACAAAATAAACGATGAGAAGGCTTATTTTTGGTTATTAGCAACTCCAGTTATTTTCTCCATCGGTGTTTTCCCTTATATTTTATTATACAAAAAAGGAAAGATACATAAATCCAAAATCATCAAATTGCTGATAATATGTGTTTTAACAAGTTGTGTGATTGCTCTTTTGTTTACCTCATAGATATAAAAAATAAAGGAATTGGCACTGCACCAGCTGGAAAAAAGAAAACGATTAGGAAGGTGGGAGAAGAAGAAGAAGAAGAAGAAGAACGATAATTAGAAAGTATTTAATAAATTTATGTCATTAATTTTAATTCATTTATGTTAATAAAAGCAATACAAATAGCGGTTAGTGCTCATAAGGAACAAGTGGATAAATCGGGACAGCCTTATATTCTGCACCTTATCAGAGTAATGGACGCAGGAGAAACAGAGCAGGAAAAGATATGTGGAGTGCTTCATGACCTTATAGAAGATACAGATTGGACTTTTGAAAAACTAGAAAATGAGGGTTTTTCGGAAGAAATCATTTCTGCACTAAAATGCGTAACAAGACAAGAAAACGAAGATTACGATATTTTTATAGACCGAATTAAAACAAATCGACTAGCTATAAAAGTAAAACTTAATGATTTAAGGGATAATATGGATATTACTCGTTTAGTCCATATTACAGAAAAGGATACGGAAAGACTTAATAAATATCTAAAAGCATATCAGGAATTGAAAGCGTGTTTATAAGCTTTCATACTTGTTTCTTTGCTTTAATCAAGAAAATAGACAAAAACAAAAAAAGAGATTTAATAATTAAATCTCTTTTTACTTAGTAGCGGGAGCAGGGCTATTGTTGTTAATTGTAAATGACTGATAATTAAAAACATAAATACTTTAAAAGACGCCTATAAGTGACCGTTTCGGGTCTGTTACTAAATATTATTTCCCAGTGATCAATTTTAATAAATGCTCTCTCTTGTCGGGAGAAATCTCAAAAGTCACAGATATTTTATCGTTATTAGGTGGCAAAGATTCTTTGTCCACAAAAACCTTGGGATAAGTAAATAAATACAATATATCAACACCAAGACAATTTGCGATTTTGGAAAGTTCATTGACTTTCAGTTCTCTTTTACCATTTTCTATTTTACTTATAACAGCTATATCAACACTTAGCGCTTCAGCGATAACATCTTGATTTATGCCTTTAGCTGTTCTAATTTCCTTGATATTTTGTACAACATTCATAATAGTAAAGTTAAGTAATTGATTATCATTTTCTTTTGCGATTAAAGAGGTTTTATTTGCGATTTTAGAAAGATTTATTTGCGATTTTGGAAAGTTTTGTTTTACTTTGCAATACAATTTGTAATACAAAATATAAAACAAAATGACAATATCACAAAAAATAATTAAAAGAATAATCTCAGATAATGATTTTTCTCTTAGAATGGCAATACACTTGAAAGCGACGCAAGTGGCTGTCATTTTAAAAGCAAGAAGAAAATCAAATAGTTTGCTGTTACCGAATTGTATAGAATTTTACAAGCAAAATGGCTATTCTGATGATGAAATCCTAGAGAAACAACCAGGGCGAAAAAGCTCTTAAGTTTATATACTCCAACCATAGCCACGAAGGGTCTAAATATTATCACAAATTCTTTCTTCATAACTTTTTGGACAACAGACCAGCCTAGACGGGGTGCAGTGGCTTTTAAATTTAAAAACTCAATTATAATTTAAAATAAATAAGATGAAAAAAACAGATAAACCGCTTGCGGTAAATTTAGAATTTGAAGAGCAGTTAAGAGAATTGTTGTCACAGGCTCCAGAGGGCTTTGGGTTCTTGTGTTTCTATTACCTTACAAATGGAGAAAAATCTTGTGAAGAAGGTGTTATGCTTCATGCGGAAGGACCATTTATCGCAGATGCTATTGTAAGTGCAATGGAGGCAGAGGAACATGTAGATACTTTGATACAGGCTGCATCCTCATATGTTACTGAATGTAGAACTCGTGAAAACAAAGGTAATGACAAGCACCAAAAGACAACAGTATAATGCCTGCTACAGGCTGAGAAAAAAAGGAATAAAAGTTTCAACACCAGAAAAAACCATATATGGTTCGGCTGAACTGAGTGAGAAACCTACGGTTTTCCTGCTCCTTGAAAAGTTTTCTTTTGTTGTTCAAACTCAAATATTCGCAAATGAAAAGTAGAATTGAAAATCCCAAACTAAGGGCTTTTGTAGAGGGTTTCAAAAAAACATCCACACCAGTCACTGTTATAGATTTCATAAAAGGGAAAGGGGAAGGTTTTAGTCTTGGTTTTAAAACTAAAATAGACAGATTAGCCAAGGATAGCGAGTTTGTAATAAAAATTGTAACTGGATAATGATTTACGAAAAAAGAAATAAATACACCTGGGTATTAAAGGAGAAAGAAAAAAACAATACAACGCCTATTTCAGATGCTGTTTCGGAAAAGCCGACAAAACAAAATTCTCGATATAAAACGGCTCAGTACCGGACTTTCTGCAAAAGACTTTTTACCTATAAAAAGTTTGTTTGCAAAACGGAACTGAACATCCTTATAAAAGAACAACTACACGCCAATACTACTTGGTATCGCAATCGGATGGTTCAGCTGGGTTTCTTGAAAGAGGAATTTAATGTTTTCAAACCAGGAGAGAATTTATAAAACAATAAATAGAAAAAAAGATTAGTTATGAAACCCCTTGCTCACATCAAAATATTTACTATATTTGCTCTGCGAAATCTACATAACAGAGTAAATCATAGAATTTACGGAATATCACATAAACGCTTAGGCGTGGTGTATCTCAATTCTAATAACTCTGTTATTAGTGGGTTTCGCAACTTTGAGAGCATCACGCTTTCTTTATTTAATAAATCTAAATTTTTTACTAAAAATGCGAAACCCAGTAGGAAATTTAGCCCAAGGGAACAACAGTACCTTGATGCTAACGGCGACTCCACGACACGGAGCCAATGCAATTACTTTTCAGTTCAGGGATTATTCTTTCGAGGAGTTTCAGCAGTTCTGCGAACTCATGCAGCCCAAACACATTCAGCTCAATACTATTCAGCAGGGCAAAGGTTTCAAAATCTACTTCGGTCTGGACAAGCGAAGATGCTTCTTCGGGCAGGGGGAGAATTTTACACAGGCACTTATAGGCTTGGTGCAGGACATGTACTACAGAATAGAGGCATAGAAGAACATTTTTTTCATTTTATAAGTTAAATTTTAAGTTTTCCAGCTGGCTTTGGCATAAGCCCGCCAGTTGGTTTTTTATTTAAACGCAATGAATTTTCCAATAAATCAACAAGATATATTCCAGGCAACTAACGGCGGTCTGGATCTGATACAGAGGTTTTTGCCTCAAGTTCGGCTGAACAAGCATTTTAAAATACGGCACGAGGGGACAGAGTCTGCTAATCTTTCCAAGAAGGACGGGATTTATTTCGTGAAAGACTGGGGAGATACAGGCGGTTTCTATGCCGAAAGCCGAAACGGAATCCACATCTACGCTCATGAAATGGGGCTTACTTATTTCGAAGCTCTTTTGCAGCTGGGTAGAGAATTGGGGATTTTGGACGAAAATAAAACTAAACCTAAAAATATAAATGTATGCAAGTTTTCCGAGTTCGAGGGAACGCTGAACGAGGAGGGATTTTGCTACGAAACCAAGGACTTTACACCTTACGAGCTGGAGGTTCTTGGACCGCTGATGACGGAGGAAGTGTGCAGAAGGTATGGGCTTTATTCCTTGAAGTCTTATTCTTGGCTCAAAAAGGAAGAAAACACCCAAAAAGAATTCTGCAATGTCTACACGGTGGAGAGTTCCGAAACCTATCCTGTTTTTGCCTTTATCGTAAAAGCAGGAGGTGGAAAGAAGAAAATCCACTTGGAGGGCGAAAACAAAAATGTAGTAGTAGAAGAACCCGAAGAGGAAAGAGTTTGGCTGAAAATTTACAAACCTAAATCTGCAGACAAGAAATACCGATTTTCTTACCTTGGAAAGAAGCCATCACAGCACATTTTTGGGCTGGAGAATGTAAAGTCTATTTACAACAAACTCCAGCAGGAAGTAGAGGAGTCTTATGATGATGAGGAGGAATCTGCACCAGCCAAAGTGAAGAAATTAGAGCGAATAGTCATCTGTTCTGGCGATAGAGATTCACTCAATATGGCTTCTACGGGCGAAACTGTGGTTTGGTTCAATTCTGAAACAGCAGACATTACCGAGGCACAAATTGCGATGCTTTTCAAGTATGCGTTTGAGGTTATCAATGTTCCAGACCTTGACCCTACAGGCTTCGAGGCTGGGAAGAAACTGGCTTTGGAGCATATGGACATCAAGACTGCATGGCTCCCAGAAAGCCTTACTAAATCCAAAGATTTTAGAGGTAATCCGAAAAAAGATTTTACCGACTTCATGAAATCTGAAGCTGCATTTGAGGACAAGGAACAAAAAGAGCTTCGGGCAAAAGTGAAAAGGTTTCTGGAACTTGCCAGACCTGCTAAGTTTTGGATTGAAAAATGGAGAACAAATAAAGAGGGAAAGAAAATAGACCACGCACCAACCTACAGCGTGAACTACAAAAATGCGTTCAATTTTTTGAAGCTGAACGGATTTTTCAGAATAAAAGATGCCACCAGAAAGGATGGTTACTATTTTGTTCAGCAGAACAAGCACATTCTTCGGGAGGTTTCCTCGCAGGAAATCAAAGACTTTTTCAATAAGTTTTTGGACGAAAAACAAAAAGAAAAAGGGCTTAGACTTTTTCCCGATGAACTGCTGAACATGGTAATAGGTTCGGAGGCAGTTTCGGAGAAAAAACTTCAGAACCTGGAGAGCAAGGAGTTTGATTTTACAGACTTTACTCCTACTTCTCAGTTTTTCTTCTTTGATAAGTTCATTTGGGAAGTTAGCAAGGATAAAATAGAGAGGATAGATAAAGGCTACAGCCGTTATGTGATGGAGGACGATATTTTGAACGAAATCATTTTCCGCCAGACCAGAACGACTCTGAACACTTCTAAACTGAATATAGAAGAGCCGTTTTTCAATATTAAAAAAGATGAGAATAACAATTGGAAGTTGGATATTGTAAGAAGTGACTGCGACTTTATGAACTACTTTATCAACACCTGCCGAGTTCATTGGAAAGAGGAACTGAGAGACTTGAAGCCGTCTGAATATGATAATTATCTTGATGAAAACAAATTTATTATCAATAAAGAAACACTTTCAGAGGATCAGATCTACGAACAAGAATTGCATTTTATCAATAAGGTGTATTCTTTCGGATATATGCTCCACCGATACAAAGACCCTGCTAAGGCTTGGTGTCTCTATATAATGGACAACGAAGTGGTAGATGATAACGAGTCCCACGGGCGAACAGGGAAGTCTATTTTTTCCAGCCATGCTTTGAGGTTGTTTATGAATTCTAAGTATTTAGGAGCGAGAAAAAAGGGACTGCTGGAGAGCGACTTCTTGTATGATGGAATAACGGAACAGACCGACTATGTGCTGTTCGATGATGCGGATAAAAGATTCCAGTTTCAGCAATTATTCACGGATATTACTGGAGACTTGAATGTAAACCCGAAGAACCAGAACGCCTATTTGATTCCGTTCTACTTGTCTCCGAAATTCTGTATTTCCACCAACTATGCGCCTTATGGACTGGACAGCTCCACCAGAGGGAGGATTTTATTCATGTCGTTCGGGAATTGGTATCACGGCGAGATAGAGGGGTTCACAGAGCGAAATCCGATGCATGATTTTAACAATAGATTTTTCACTGACTGGGATGAAAAGCAGTGGAATTTGTTCCTAAACTTTGCCATGCAGTGCCTGCAGTTCTACCTTTCTACAAATGAAAAGATAGGAGCACCAGAAGGGAACATTAGAAAGAGAAATCTATTGGCTGAAATCGGAATTGTATTCTTTGAATGGGCTGAAGATTATTTCAAAGACGAAAACATTAACCAAGCTGTATGCCGACGAGTGATGTATGAAAACTTGAAGAATTATAATAATTCTATGAAGCAGATTTCAGCGACTTCTTTCAAGAATAAATTAAAGCAGTTCTGCGAACTGAAAGGATACATATTTAATCCAAAGGATCAGCTGACTGATAAAGCAGGGCAAAGAATTATGAAATGGACAGACAGCAAAACAGAGGAGCATTTCTTTATCCAAGTTCCAGAAGAAAGTGCGGAGGAAACAAATAACGAACAAGACGATATATTTTTTTAAACCATGATAAGAACAGAGTTCCCTACGAATAGAGCAGAGCTGAAAGAGCAATTCGGCTACCTTTCTTTCCAGTGCACATTCATCAACACGGATGTTGTAGTGGTGCGAAGCAGGAGGACTTATAAGTATGTTCTTATCACATATTGCTGCGGGAGAAAAACGGGTTTTATTTGCGAAGATGAAACCCTACAATGGGAGAAAGCTTTCGAGATTTTCAAGGAGGTGCCGAGTAATTATAATGATCTAGACCAATGGGAGGAGCAGAACGAGGAAAGGCTGGAGCTCTTGGTTCCAAACACGCACAATTATGTATTTATCGACGACAAAGTAATAAGAGAAGTAGTAAAACTTAAAGAGAAAAAATAAAAAATATGGATAAAATAAAATTATTTACAACAGGATTTACCCAAGTGTTCCTGGTTGTGCTGAACACTTATTTCATTACGAGAGAGTTTCTGTTTGGAATCCTTGCATGCGGCTTCCTTATCAGTTTTGTGTGGTCGCACAATGTGAAGAAAGTTGCTTTCGGGAGCGAGTGGGACAGAATTATTTATTCCCTTGGAGCGATGACTGGGAGTATCCTGGCATTTTACTTCGGGAAATTGATTTATTAAACAACCATACCACCCAGTTGCCCGAAAACTGGAAATAAAACAAAAAGCAATGCTGGGTGGTTTTTTATAGAAAAACATTTAAATTTTAATCATATGGATATCATTGGAAACATCTACAACAGAGGAGCTGCGGAGCAGAAAACAGAGACATTCCGTGTTCAAGAGTTCATACTGGACGCTTCTTACTTCGACAATTACAATCAGACCCAGCGAGAGAATTTCCTCAAAATGCAGGTCAAAAATGCGAATATCGATAAGTTAGCAGCAATTCCTGACGGGAGCAGAGTGAAAGTATTTTTCACGGTAGAAGGGAGGTTCTACGACAAAGAGGACGGAACGAAGGGACACGCTCAGAATCTCTCTGCGTTCAATTTCGAAGTGATTAAGCTGGCTGAGAATAAACCAGCCACTCCTGCTGCTCCTGCACCACAAGAAACCGACTTCTAGATGCTTAGGCGCTAATTAGTTTTTTTCATTGTAATCCGCTCAGATTTGGGCGGATTTTTCTTTTTGATATACATCAGTTTTCACACACCTACAAGGCGGCGATTTTCACAACCCCCTGCCACCCCCAAAAAGTTGTAAAAAAGTTGTAAGGATTGTAAGGAATTATCCGAGCGCTCTGTTTGTCGGGTTTTATCGCCTTACAACTTTTATTTTTATTTTGTAAGGAATGGATAATCCTTACAAAAAAATTGTAAGGGAAAAACTGCCTTACAAAATGAATTTGGCTGTTGTATGGGATTCTTACAACTCTAAGTAAGGTGTAAATATTTGAAAAATAAAGACTTACAAAATCCTTACAATTCTTACAACTTTTTTCCTACTTTTTAGAGAATTTCAGAATAAAAGTTTCAGAAACTAAAAAAAGCAGAGCCTTTATAATATGGTGGAAAAATCATATACTTGCTGAAAAAACAAGGATGCTAGTAAGTATATTTTTGCCAGTGAGTAAGCCGATCAAGCAGTTTTTGACTCAGAAATTTGGTGCAGAATATCAGCCAAGCCGAGATAATTGGTTTGGAATTCTTATCAGTTCTCTTTTGAGTAAGAAAAATTCGAACTGGGATGATCGTGGGAAAAACGAAGTCTTCGAGGAGGAATATAAAATTTCCTTCAAATTGTCTTATTCCGATAAACACGGAATCTGCATTCTTCCTACGCATGAGCAGCTGCTTCGGCGTGCGGTGGAAAGTTTGTTTCGGGAGCATCTGTATGAAACAGCAGTTCTCAACAAACTCTACTATGATATAGAGTATAAAACATCCATAGAAAACCTGCTGAATTTCTACGGAATCCACGAGGAAGAAAAATCCTATTATCAAACTATTATTAGAGATTTTAACAGAAAAAAGGATAAAATCGCCCAACGATTAGAAAACCAGCCAAATAAAATATTTTCGTGAAAAAAAAATAAAATATGGTAAAAATCAGCAATATTCCAGAAAAATTCTTTCGTGAAATTAGAGAAATCGAAATTTTCAACGCCAAAGAATATTCATTCACAGCGAACAGCACAGGCAAGAGTGTTTCTGCTGAACCGAAAATAATCTTTAAAAACATCGTTCCCGAAGACTTTGACAGGTCTATCAAAAGAAAATCCAAAAATGGAAACACTTTTTTCGAGGTGGATTTATCATTTAATCTCTATGGTCTCAGCCCAATGAACATCAGCGCTTATTCTGTTCTTTTGAACAAAAAGGGTTTTGCTATCCGCCTGGTGACCAATGTAGATTCCATGATATTGGGCAATGAACAAGAGCCGTTCATGGTAGAAGTTCACGATGGGCGCAAGGATGATAATTCTGGAAGTGATAGGATGCAGATCCAAATTTCAGGCGCTACCATTATAGAGCCGAAAGCCCAAAGCTTATAACTTTTCTGTCTTTTTTTACGCAAAGAACATTTTAGATTTTTGAAAAATAAAATCTAAGAATGTTTAATGGTAATACTTTATTAAATACTCCGCTGGCAATAGACAAAGGCTATTTGATGAGCCTTGTTCCATCATTGGCAGCGGAATTTATGTTGATGAAATCCTCTCCTATACAGAGTGTAAAGGAGAGAGAAATGCAGTATTTATCCAAAATCAACAAACAGGGAGAAGGGAAAGAAAACATGAAGTTTCCTGTAATAGTGGATATTGTGGGAGCAATCACTAAATATTCTACTTACTTCTCTTACGGCACCCAGTTCCTTGGGGAGCTTTTGAAAGAATTGGATAGAAGCCCGAGTGTTTCGGGAATTATTCTCAATATAGATTCTGGAGGCGGTATGGTTTCTGGAACCGCAGAACTTACCCATATCATCAAGAATTTAGAAACTCCTACTATATCATATACCAGCGGTTATCAATGTTCGGCTGCGCTGGACATTGCTTCTGGGTGTGATTATCACATGGCATCTCCTTTTGCTGATAAAATTGGCTCTATTGGGACGATGCTCTCTTATCAAGATTTTTCGGCAATGTTCGAAAAATGGGGAGCAAAAATCTATGAAATCTATGCTCCGCAGTCTACAGATAAAAACAAGGAGTATCGTGAGCTGATGAAAGGAAACGAAAAACTCTACACTGAACAGCTGAAAGTTTTAGCAGATGATTTTATTTCCAGGATGAAAGAAAATTTTGGAGAGAAGCTGAAAGATGACGGGCATGTTTTCAAAGGAAAAACCTACACTCCGAAAGAGGCTTTGGAAATCGGTCTTATAGATGAACTCGGCTCTCTAGAAGATGCATTGAGCAAATTTTAATCATAATATCAAATAAAATGAAATTCACAAGAATCACAGCCCTACTGGGACTAGCGCAACTGACATTCCATGCAGGAGTGTTCGGAACGCAGAAGCCTTTTGCGAAGCTATCGGAAGAGGATTTGGAGAAAATAGAAAACGCCTTGGCTGGTCTGGAATCAGAAGGAATGGCGGAAGAACTGGAAAGCACCAAGCAGAGTCTTTCTGATGCTGTAACGAATCTAGAGGTCGTAAAAAAAAATTCGGAAGAAACGGCACAGGCGGTAGAAGCCGCACTAGAAACTGCAGGGTTAAAAGAGGAGGCTAAAGAAAGCGTGGTAGAGAACATCGCTTTACTTGGGGAAAAATGCAAGGAATTCGGAGGCTCTAAAAACAGACATTCTGTGGTAGAGAATGATGGAACAGAGAATTCTGAAAATGGTTTGATTGGAGGATTTATGAATCCAGAAGATGAGCACAACAAGTTGCTCCAGAGAGTGAAAAAGTAGAATTAAATAAAAAAATAAGAATATGAGTTTAAAAACAGATCAGATTAAAAACGAGCTTATTCGTTATTTATCTGTAAATCCTACTTTATTCAGCGGTATGGTTTTGTCAAGCGAGGTTTACATCAACCAGTTTGCAAGAACCGTAACCAAGGTAAAGGGGCATTATCCATCGGTTCAGGCATTGATGAGCCATGCAGTTCAGATTTTTGATTCCAAGAAAGTGACTCCTTATGGAGATATTACATTCTTGTATAAAGATTTGAAGAATTTTCATCAAAAAGTGGATTTCCAAATAGATCCAGCGGAAATTTTGGGAAGTGTTTTTGAAGAAAAATACGAAGAAAGTAAAGGACTGCAACAAAAGAGCATCTCTGTTCTTGCTATGCAGATTTTAAAAGAAAAAGTGATTGATGATGTTAATATTCTATCTATCACTGGTAAGTATGATGGTTCACAGAAAGGGCAGGCTTCTCCTACATTCGGATCATCAATGGACGGGCTGAACGAGGTTCACAAGAAAATAGCAGCGGATACTACAAATCCAGCATTCTTGATTCCTGGTGATGCGATAACTAAAACCAATGTATTGGAAGTGGTAACGGAATATGAAAGACAGATTCCATCACTTTATAAAAACAAAGTGAAAACTATCTTCATGAGCCAGACTGATGCGGAAGATTATCAGATTGCATACGAAGATAAGTTCGGACAAAACAAGTTCCAGGATGATGCCATGAGAACAAGACTTGGCAAGAGACAAATCGTGGGCATACCGAACCTTACCAAAGGAACTATCGTGTCTACGGTGGACAATAACCTATTAAGGCTTATTGATGAAATAGACAATCCAGCGACTATTACTTCGGTTCAAGAGAGCGGAAGGGTGTTGAATGTTCTTGGAGAGTTCTCTCTTGGATATGATTATGCTGTAAACCAATTGGTATTCATGCATACATCAGACGGAACGAAGAAACGAGGATTGAACAATGCGGATCAGAACGAATTGTTCTATGCAAGTGAAAAACTAAGTGTGTAATCCTATACCTGTAGGCACTTTAGGGTGCTTACAGGTTTTTCTAAAAAAAAATAATATTATGGCAAAAGAAGACGAAAAAGTTTCTGAAAACATCGAAGAAACTACAGATAATACTCTAGCATCTACAGAAAATGTAGCAAAGGAAACTCTTGACACTAGTGAGGAGGAACTGAATATTTTTGCGGACCAGCTCAAAGAAAAAGAAGCTGAACTGGACAAGCGTGAGAAAGAAATCGCAAAAAGAGAAGCTGAACTGGATAAGAGAGAAAAATCTCTTACAAAGAAAGAACCTAAACCAGCAGAGCCGAAAGCAGAAGCTGTTTCTTTTGATTTCAATGGAGAGAAATACAGATTCACTGATGATGCTCCGAGCAAAATCAGAATCGACGGCATCGTGAAAACTCAGCAGGAAATCTCCCAAGACGAAGATATACTGCTTCAGTTGGTCGTTGGCGGGTCTGGATTGATAGAAAAAGTTTAACCAAAAAAATAAATAAAATTATGGCAAGTTGTTTTGATAGCATTCCGCACGAGAACTTGGAGCATTGTCCAAATGATGAAATCAATTCTGGGATCGCAACGAAGTTGTATTATGTTCCTGTAGATTTCATTAAAAGCATGGCAAAGCCTACGATTTCTACTACCTATGCCAGCAGGGTAACCATTGCAGCAGGAGGTATTGTTCTCAATAAGGATAAAGCGTGGAAATCCATCGATATTCAGATGGATGAAGGAGAGTTGAAACCAACCCTTACAGGGAATGTGGGCAACAAGAAGACAAAAACAGAATTGGAATTTCTTATTCCTGGTCTTAGAACGGAAGTGTTGGGCTGGATAGATGCCTATAAGAATGCTCCGTGTGTTTTTGCGGTAAAAGATGCCAACGGGAAACTCTTTGTGATTGGAAACAAAGACCTTGGAGCAAGAATAGATTCTGCCGAGGGAACTACAGGTAAGAAGATAGATGATAACTCTGGAGTAACAGTGAAGTTGGTAGCGAACGCGAAAACTTGTGTATATGAAGGAGAAATCACATTAGAACCTGCAGCGTAGAAAATTGGAAAAGATGGATAAAAAGTATTTCAAACTGAATGTTCCGATTGGAACAAGGATTATCAGTTCTCGTGGTGATTTTGTAGTGGAAGAAGTTCCAGATGATGCTTTTGATTTTTTCCAAAGAGGCTCTCAGTGGCTTTCGCTGGAGCCAGAGGCTGTAGAGGGGCTTTCCAAATTGTCGGAAACGAAACTTAAAAGCCTTTTAGCTCTCAAAGAAAGGCAGGATATGACAGAAGACGCTGGCATTATCCGAGAGGCTTTGGAGCAAATTCTCCTTACGAGAACGGAGACAGCAGAAGATAAATCAAAATCACAAAAGAAACAGGAAGCCTAGTGCTTTCTGTTTTTTATCATTATGAATGCAAAAGAACACCAGGAACTTTTAGAAAAGTATATTTCATACGGAGGAAACCAGCGGATAACGGAAGCCTGCAGGAGGTTTTCCCTGCAGAATTTCGCAAAGCTGAAATATGAGTTTTCTCGTTTGAATAAGCCTGCAGAAGCTAAAGTTTCAGCTGAAACTCCAACCGATAAACCAGCAGACCAAGAGAGTGGAATTCCGAAAACAGAAGCACCGAGAAAAGTATTCAATGATTTTATTGCAGATTATCCCGTGGAGCTTCATAAGGCTTTCCGCAGACGCTGGGGGCTGTGGATGGAGGCTTGCTCCCTTAAGGTTCAGCTCGGAGATCTTGACCCTAAAGATGAAGACGAAGCCTTTGAGCTTCAGTGGAAAATTTGGAATTGTTTTAAAGAATTTGACCAATGCCAAAAAGTGCTGAAACATTACAGAGAGCATAAGAGAATAATGCCTTTAGAGACTGAAACTGATTTCGAGGGAATGAGCGAGCTGGAAATTTATAAATATCGGGACAATCTTAGGGCGCTGATTACAAGGAGGAAACAGACCATTAAGAAAATGGAAAGCTCCCTGCCTGCTCCCGAAGATCCAGAGTATAAGAGCCGACTGCACACGCTGAATCTCAAACGGGAACAACTCCAAGAAAAAGAAAACGAACTAATGGAATGCGAAAAATTTTTGAATAATGGAAAATAAAATCAAAAATATTTGATTAAAAACTTGCGTAATCAAAAAATGTTGATTATCTTTGTCGTGTAATAAAAAATCAGAGATATGGTAACAAAAGAAATTACATCGGAAGAATGGTTCTTAATAGAAGCCATCCGAAATTACAGAAAAGCCTATCCTAATGGAGCAAGAATGCTAACGGCTGAAATTCAAGAATTACTCAACGAATTGATGGATTTGGATTACAAAGAAAATCAAGAAGAGGAGAAAGAAGCCAAAGATTAACAAAAAGCCCCTTCGGGGGCTTATCAAAATATCAAAATATGGAAACAACAACAAGACAACAACAGGAAAGAATAACAATGAAACAGCAGCTTTGGGATATTATTGTAGAAGTATCTTGGGGGGAAATATCAGAACAATATTTTAAAAAATCTCGTTCTTGGCTTTCTAAAAAGATGAATGGCAAGGGATTTAATGGAGAAGAAGGGGATTTTACTCCAGAGGAGAAAGAGATTTTAAAAGGCGCCTTGGTGGATTTGTCCGAAAGAATAAAAAAGGCTGCTTACAATATTCAGTAGTTCTTATATACTGATTTTTTATTACACCCGCCCTGCATTTGCAGGGCTTTTTATTTTTTTTATAAAAAATATTTGCAGGAAATAAAAATTTATCTATCTTTGCAGTGTTAAGTCAATGGCAATACTTGTATAAAGTTTGCAAAATAAATTATAATTTTCCGTGAAGGTGTAGTTATGCAGTAATGTATAACAATCATAGGCGTAGCCATTGACTTAACAGCACCCACTCACGGATTTTTAATTTTTACAAGTTATGTTAAGTCAATTAGAAGCAACAGCAGTTGCACCAGTAGAGCGAGTAAGTAGAACAAAATCTCTGCTTAGTAATGAGAAATTATTCTCATTGTGTAAAAAGTATTTCCAGCATTATTCTTTTGAAGAGTTTATGACATTCTGTACAGAAGCGAAGCCCAAACATCTTAGAATAAATTCTGTCAAGCAGGGTGAGGAAATGAAAATCCAATTTATGCTCGATAAAAAGCGGGCGTTTTTCGGAAAAGGAGTGGATTTTCATTCGGCTCTGATTAGTATGGAGCAGGACATCTGGAGAAGTTTTGCAGTAGTAGAAGAAATATAATACAGCCCCCATTAAGGGGGCTTTTTTTATAAAAAAATGAAAAAAGTTAGTGAAAAACTTGGATATTGCGAAAATTCGCAGTATATTTGTGGTGTTAAAATAATTCACTAAACAATGGAAAGAAAAGAAGAAATGGTAAGCCGAGAACTTACAGACAAAGAATGGGAACTGATAGAAGCTATTAGAAATTACAAAAAAGCTTATCCCAATGGAGCAAAAATATTAATTAGCTATATCAGGGAAATTTTAGATGACCTGCTTTATAATTAAACCAACCGAGTTCTCCGCTACGGCGGAGAATTCTTAAAATATTAAGAATATGGAAATATCAGTAAAAGAAAACAAAACTATGATGCAGCAGTTAGATGATATCATCATTGATGTATCTTGGGGTAGATTATCAAATGACTATTTTGGAAAGTCTTCTTCTTGGATTTATAACAAATTACATGGAAGAGATGGTAACGGAGGAAAAGGAGAGTTTACTCCAGAAGAAAAAGAAATTTTGAAAGGAGCATTGGTAGATATCTCAGATAGAATACGCCATGCGGCAAACAATATTCATTAGTCTATAGATTAGTGATTATTTTAACACCCGCCCTGCATTTGCAGGGCTTTTTTTTGTCTTTTGCAGGGAAAATCCTAAAAATTATCTTTGGAGCATGGAATTGTCAAAATTCAAGAAAGACAGCAGTTTTCAGCGTATAAAGGCGAGTTACCTGGATGAGAGTTCAGTGGAACTGACCGAGCGTGAGGCGGAGAAGAAAAAGCGGATGAGCCACGCATGGTCACTGAGATTGAATAACAAATACTCTACCTATCAAGTAATTCAGATACTGATGAGAGACCACGGGATTTCTCAGTCTTCGGCGTATCGTGAGTATAACATGTCCATGCAGATTTTTGGAGAGCTGGACGCTACTACATTGGCGGCGGAACGGCAGGTGCTGAAAGAGGCTTTCTGGAATGAATACCAGAAGGCTGTAAAGGCTGGTAATGGAGACCTTGCAGTTAAGGCGTTGAAAGAATACAGGGAACTATTTAATTTTGATGAAAACGAAAACCAGATAGACCCTAATAAGATACAGGCGCATGAGTATAATATCAGAATGCCGAGAAGAATTTATAAGATGATGGATAAGGAGTTTGCGTATGGTGTGGTAGATTTTAATAATTTAGAAATTGAGGATGCAGAATTTAGGGAAGTAGAAGAAAACGAAGATGATGATGAATAGAGAGATTAGTAATTTGATAAAACCACAGAAAGAAATTCTGCTCAATCCCATGCAGATGGCAGCAGTGCTGGCAAACCATCGATATAAAATTCCTTATATCACAATAGAAGCGGCGAGGGGGTCGGGTAAGTCTACTGTATTGGGGTGGTTCTTAAAGGAAGCCGTGAGGCAGATGCCACGCTCTACAGGTGTGATTGTGGGGGAATCTTTTGTGCAGATAAAGACCAGAACCCTGCCATCTACCAAGGAGGGACTAGAGATGTTCGGACTATGGGAGGGGTATGATTATGTAGTAGGCAGGAGCGGGGTATCTATGGGTTTCGAGCGACCATTCCAAGCGCCTGACAGCTGGAATAATGTAATTCATTTCAGAAATGGAGCCATTGCGATAATGGTTTCGCTGGACAATCCCAATTCAGGAAGGGGGCTTAACTCCTACTGGATTATAGGAGATGAGGCAGCATTGCTGACTTATGACCGATTATTCAATAATGTTTTGACGACGAATAGAGCCAAGAAGGAAATATTCAAAGGTAAATCTATGCTTCATGCCGAGATATTCGTTTCTTCTGTGGCGATGACCAAGAAGGGGGAATGGTTCACTAATAGGGAGAAAATGGCAATGGAAAACCCAAAAGAGTATACCTTTATCAAAGCATCTTCGAAAGTAAATATCCATAACCTAGAGCCTGGCTGGATAGAGAAGATGAGAAGAGAGGCGCTTTCAAAGACTATGTTTGAAGCTGAGATACTGAACATCCGCCCTGGGAAGATAGCAGATGGTTTCTATGCACAGCTCAGCAAGAAGAATTATTATAAGTATAAATACGATATTGATGCTTTGGGGGATTTGACAGAAAACTATGTGCCGAGCAGTAAGTATGACACTGACCTGGTGCGTGGTGTTCCGCTTCAATTCAATTTGGATTTCGGGGGAAGAATTAACTGTGGGACAGTGTCGCAGCATTTAGAAAGCCAAGGAGAAATAAGATTCATTAAGGAGTTCTTTGCGAAGAACCCTGATAAACTTTCCGATATGGTTAAGCAGTTCATCGACTACTATAAACACCACCAATCCAGCTGTAATGTAGTGCATCTGTATCATGACCGCTCTGGTTACAAGTCCGAGGCGAACTCCAAGACTACATTGGCAGAAGATGTAGAGAATGCGCTCCGTTCGGCTGGCTGGATAGTGATTAACCAGACACCGAACACGAATAATCCCGAGCATATACAGAAATTCAGATTGATTAACGAAATTCTTTCCGAGCAGAATCCTCGGCTTCCTATTGTTAGGATAAATGAAAACCAGTGTCCTAATTTGATTATATCAATGGAGAATGCACCGCTGACAAGTGATGATGCCTTTAAGAAAGACAAATCCTCCGAGCGAAGCAGTACAATTCCACAGGAACACGCCACTCACTTTTCGGATACGCTGGATTACTGTTTGTTTTGGCAGTTTAGCTATCTTTTGGATTACGACTACTCCGATTCCTTTATTATTACCAATATTTAAAACCTACAGAGTCTCCTCATTCCGAGGAGATTTTTTTGTTTTTGGCTTTCCAGCATTTCGGGGAAGTCCCTTTCATATTTCGGTAAAAAATAAAACTGCAATTGTAGAAAAAACTAAGGCGGCTCGTGGGTTAATTCGCACACTTTGAGAAAAAAATAAAAATTTCATAGGTTAATAGTTTGATAAACAAATGATTAGTTTCAAAATTTTGAGAAAGAGCCTTGTTTTTTGGTGTTTTTTGGTGTGTCTTTTATACTCTCGGGGTGTTGTTTGATATTTGCAGTATGGAAAAAACGCTGTTTTTATCTGATGTTCTCACGGAAATGAAAAAAGTAGACGCCCGCAAAAAACCTGTTCCTTTTTCTCTAAAAATTAGAAGTTTTAACCTGCAAAATAAAACGGGGGGAAAATTGATAAGTTACGAGGAGGCGGTTCTGCTTCGTCCTCCTGCGAAAAAAGGGGCGGTAAGGCTGGCGGATGAAACGCCCTTTAAAAATCCTAACCATTGGGAAAACCGCACCAGGAATATCAAACTAAAAAACGGCGAAATAAAGAAAATACACATTATTTTCATCGAGGAATTTAACGGCAAAAAGGTGGTTTTTTAATAAAAAAATAAATAAAAATGCAGAAAATAGACAATGATACCTATATAGTAGGGGGTAATTCTGTGGTGAGTTTCAGCGGTGCTGCCAAAGGCGCCAGCGCAGAGCCTCATAGTGTAGCGAAAATAAACGCATCGGCTACGGATTCCAATAACTGGTGCAACTGGGGCGATGATAATCAATACCCTAAGCGCCTGATGGAAAAAGTGGCGATGGTGGGCGCTGCTTTGGGCGGATTGGAGGTGCTTACTTCGGCTCATTATGGGCTGGGGCTGAAGGTTTTTGAATTGATAGAAACCGAGGGCGATGCAGAGTTTAAGGAAAAAATCCCAAGCAGTGAGCCGAATATCTATGATTTTTTTGATAGAACGCAGTTTGAGTTAGTGTTGAGCGATTTGGTGGCGGATTTTGAGTGTTTTGGTATTGCTTTCCCAGAATTTCTGCTGAGTCCAAACGGCGAAGAAATTATTTCTGTATCGAGACAGCAGGCGGGGTTCTGTAGGTTCGAAAAGCCCAAAAACGGCATGATAGAAAATATCTACATCAATTCTGCTTGGGGCGAAACTGATTTTAACGAAAAAGATACTATAAAGGTGCGATGCTTCGGGCAGAATTTGTCCATGCAGGAAATCAAGGACTACTGCAAGGCGAAGAAAATCGGCAAGTTCATTGTTCCGATTGTCAATACCTTGATGATAGAGAAAGTTTATCCATCGGTCGGCTGGCATTCTTCGTTCAAAAACGGCTGGATGGATGTAGTATTGTCCGTTCCAGAGCTGAAAAAACGAATGTTTGAACAGCAGTTTAATTTTAAATATATGATTCATATCGCTGATGATTTCTTCATTCACAGATACGGAAAGGATGAGTGGGCGAAGTTCGACAGTGAGCTGAAAAATAGATACAGAGAAGAGCTGGTGAACAGCATAGACAAAGAGATGACGGGGAATAAAGGAAGCGGAAAAAGTTTGATTTCTCCATTTTTTAGGGACAAAAACTCGGGAGAGCTGATAAAGGGAATTCAGATTGAGGAAATCAAGCAGACACAGGCTGGCGGTGATTTCCTGCCCGATGCCAGTGCTGGGAACTCGGAGATTTTGTTCTCTATGGGGGTAGATCCAGCCCTGCTGGGTGCGGGTGTTCCTGGTGGAAAAAACTTGAGTGGTTCTGGATCTGATAAACGGGAGGCATGGACGATACTTTGTGCGAGGCTTCCGAGGAAACACGCCCGAACGCTTTGGGTTTTCAGACTAATTCAGAAATGGAATAACTGGAATAAAGACCTCGTGGCAAAATTCCCGAATATCAATCTGACAACCTTGGACAAAAACCCAAATGGACAAGTGGCAGTTAAGAATTAAATTACCAAAAGTAAAAGTTTCGTAATCAGTGCCGAAAATATAGTAACAATGGAAAAAATAACAGAGCAGAAAGCCAGAGAGCTGGTGAGCTTTCCCAAGAATTTTGATTTTGAATTGATAGACCAGCAGTATGGATTTGAGAGAAAGATTTTCTCCTTGGTAGACAAAGAAGTATTCCAAGAGCTGGAAACCTCCAATCCCACGGCTTATAATAATTTGGTAACGGCAGGGCTTCATTACAGCTTTGTTTTGTCGCTTCCGAGGATAAAGGTTCATCTGAGTAACTATGGAATTAACCAATATGAGCAGGGAACGACTAAAAACGCCAGCTGGTGGGATGTTCGTGACTTGGCTTTGAGTTGGCTCAGAAAGGCAGATTTTTATTTAGCAAAAGCCTTGAATCTTTTGGCGGAAAAACAGGAACTGCCTTTTTTCAAGAGAAGTTTTTCTCTACTGCCGTTTTCTGAAACGAGATATTACTTCGGAGAAATTTCTCCAGAGGTTTATTTGATGCTTTCAGATTTGATGCGTGGTGCTTTGGATGAGTTTCTTTCCAAAATGAAACCTTGTGAAGCAGATGTTCTTCTGGGCGATGATGTGCTGAAAAATTTGATAAAAAAATACTGTATTGATAAATCAAAAGCAGATGCCACAGCAGAGCAGGGCTATCTATTTACCAGCACAGGCATCGTGGTGCAGTATGAGGAATTGCCGTGGCAAAAGTCTGTAGTGCTTACAGATGAGGAAAAAATAAGATTCCAGGAACGCCATCTGAGGGGAAGCGAAAGGTATCTTACGCAAATTTGGGACTATCTGAGCAAGAACAAGGACAATTTCCCTTGCTGGAATGCCGAGGACTCTCAACTAAAAGTCCCTATCATCGCAAAAAAAGGAGGTCTTTTCTTGTAATATCTTGTCTTTTTTTAGCACCCTGCGGGGTGCTATTTTTGTTTTTGTGATTACAGAAATACATACAGAAGATTTGCATTATTGCCCAAGCACAGAGGTGTTTGGAGGTATTTTGGTGAGGCTCTACTATGCTTCTGTTTCGGACTTTGCAAAAATGGTTCTTCCCGAAGCGGAGGGCTACGAAGATAGCAGGATAATTTCTAAGGGAAATATTTTACTCAAACACGGAAAAAGTCTAAAGGCTGTGGATGTTTATCTAGACCAAGGTTCTCTATCGGAGAAGGTCACTGGCAGTGCAAAGAGATGGAAGCAGATGAGCGAGCTTTCGTTTCAGCTGACAGGAATGACGCCTAGAAACCTTGGTTTTCTTTCCCAGACGGGAAATTCTGGGCTGGTGTTTTTTGTCTCGGATAGTAACGGCAGAGTTTGGGTTCTGGGAAATCTTAGGAATGCTGCATACCTTACCAGTGGAGACGCTACTTCTGGGAAGAAATTCGAAGAGGATAATATGGTAAATTTCACTTTTTCAGCTAATACAGGGCTGTATGAATATGCAGGAAGCATCGCAGAAATAGGAGAGGAGGCAGAGAAAAAACAAGTAGGAGGATTCTCCAGAGGATTTAGTAAAGGATTTAGAATATAAAGGACTATGAGTAATTTAACAACATTAGAAGAAATCAATAAGCTTCTACCTGATAATAACAATGGAGAAATTACAGAAGAAAACCTCCGAAAATGTTTTGAAAAAACTTTTACCGAATTAGATAGAAAGGCGGATGGCGGAGCAATTGGGAGTATGCAGAGTCAAATCCAATACAGAGCAAGTGTAGATGCCTCTAATATAGAAGCTGACAAGTTTTATGAAGCAATAAAACCATTTATTCCAGCATCCAGTGGAGGGGGAACAGCTGATATATCCAAAGCAGAAGTCACAAAAATGCTGAATGATGTGATAATAGGTGGGGAAAATTTAGTGAAAAACACTTTAACTCCTATGCTTGGTGCCAATGATACAGGAACAGGAACTTCTGTGGTTATGGAAGATGCAACAGGAAAGTTTACAAGAGTTACTCCAGCCAGTGGAAAGGCTGTTTCTCTGTATGGGTTTAGAATAGAAGGTTCTAATGATGGTTTTTACTCCAAATCCATTGATGTTCGGCACTCACACTCTGGAGCTGTAATGATTTGGAACAAAAGTGTTCCACCAAATAAATGGACAAGGATAAAACTGGAAAAAGCCACAGATAGCGAATTTTTCTTGTTGTCTATGACTACTCCAAATGTGCCTTTGGATATCAGAAAGTTAAAAATAGAACATGGCACGAAGGCTACCGACTGGCGTCCGAATACCGATGAAATAATGGTAACTGTTTCAGCTTCAAAAATTGATAATGTATTTAATCAAAATGACCTAACACTTATTGGAGAAGATAACGGGTCTAATGACAGGGCTATATACAATATCCCTAACTTGGATTCTATCATAGCGATTCTTGACCTTCATTTTATTTTTTCAGACGGAACAAGTGTGGCATTACAGGGGGCAAAATCGGTAATGCTTTCCAGTGGTAAAAAAGGTATTCCTTTTCATAGCAGTATTACAAATGGAAAAAATATTGCAAAAGTGTATTTACGAGCAATTTTAAAATAATCAATAAAAAATAAAATCATGAATCATTGTATTTCAGTAAAAACTAACAAAGAGTTTTTCTTCGGAGGAGCGAAGATAGGGTTTATCAAAATGACCATAGACAGTATTACCAATCTACCAAAGGAAAGGAAATACAACCTGGTTATTACCGACAGCTGTTATAAAGAAGTTAGCGAAAGGCAGCCATTTGCTCAAGAAGACGGAAGCGTAGAAATGAGAGATGTAATAATTCAGAGAGAGATAGGCTCTATTGTAAGGGAAGACTTGTCATTTGGCTACGAGCAGTTAAATGCTTTGGCTCAAGTTTTAAAAATTAACAAGAGTCAATTTGAATCAGAAACAGACTATATCAATGAGTTATTCAGACAGGGGCTTTATGTAGTGACAATTGAAGAATGCAAACAGGGATTACTTGGGGTAAAAGGAAAAGGAAGATATCAAACGGAAGCGGCTGATTGGTCTATTGTAAGAGAATAAGATATGAAAGAGATAGTGAATTTTTTAGTTGGATTGGTGTTGTTCCTATTGGCGTGGGCGCTGTTTCTTCCGATTTCGTTTCTCAATTTTTTTATAGTTGGGCTTAAATTCAAGGATTTAGGCTATTTCAAGAGTTCGGCAGTCAATTTAGACCGTTTCGGAAACTCTGAGTTCCGAACTCTTTTTAACTTGACTTTAAAGAAAAAAGAAGGCTATAAATTTGGAAACATGGAGGAAACTATCAGCTCTGTTTTGGGCAAAAACCAAAGGGATAACACGCTTTCATTTGCTGGCAAAGTGCTGGTATTCATTCTTGACACGATAGACAAAAATCACTGTAAAAAAAGCATAAAAGAGTTTTAAATATGAATATAAAAGAATTTATTGTGGACAACCTGGTGTTGTTATACAAAGGGAGTTTTTCGCAGAAGTTGTTGGCATCAGCACAGTTGTCACTAGCGCCAGCGGCAGCACTGACTCTCACGGAGCGAATTAGTGGATGGTATGTAGAAAGTGAATTTTTCTTGTTCTGCCTGTGCGTGGTTTTAGCGATAGACCATGTTTTAGGCAGTTATGTTCATTGGAAAGTTTACAACGATTTCACTTTTAAAGACAATCTTAAAGGTCTCATTACCAAATTATCTATTCTGCTGGTGGGCTTTATTACCTTATCAGTTGTGAATAAGGTTCTGGAACCGATAGAGTTTTTCAAGAGTTATTTCAGTGTGTTGGTTCAGCTCATGGTTATTCTCTATCCTGGTTCTTCTGCACTTACGAACATGTCAGTTCTTACTGGGGGGAAATTTCCGCCGAGCGGACTTTTGGATAAAATAAAAAACTTCCACAATAGTGGAGATATTGACGACCTAAAAAGTAAAAAAGATGAAAAGTAAAATCAGCCACAGAATAGGATTCTGGCTCCTGCTTGCTTGTCTGCTATTGTCCATGGTAAGCTGTGGGAGCCGAAAGGCAGTCCTAGAAAAAGAGAAGTCAGAAATCAGCATTCACGAAGCTGAAAGAGAGAAAAAAGATTCCACGGGAATTTCCCAAACCAGGGAACACGAGGAATATAGCAGTATCAGTATGAATTCTAGTTTCAGTATTACTCCGATTGGGAATACACCTGCAGAATTTTCATTTTTCTACAATGGTAAAGAGGTTAAGGGAAAGACTACAGGGAAACTGGATTTTAATAATAATAAAGATTTGTCAAACAAAAAAACTGACACCTATAAAACAGATACTGTTGCAGTAAGCACCGATAAAGAAAAAGAAACCCAGACTAAAGCAAAAACCGAAACCAAATCCAAGCAGACCGAACGGAGGGAGAGCTGGTGGGTTTATTTCGGAATATTTGCTGCGGGAGGTCTATGCTGGGAATTTTTGAGAAACAAGATATTTTAAAATTTAGATTAATGTATTATATTAATTTGGCATGTCTAATTGCTGCATTCTTCTTTCTAATCATGAGTACTTCTGATAAAACAGAACTTTATGATAGGAGGGGAGTAGATGTGGAGCTTGAAACAATGAAAACTATAATGTATATAGTATGTTCATTGATTCTTCTTGTATGTTCAGTAATAGATTGGAGTAATAATTAAATTTATAAAGCTATGAGTACATTTGATGCCTTAGGGCTTATTTTCATTGGAATTGGGATTGGTTTTGCGCTGACCAAAGGCTGGCAGCTTCATAAGTCTATCAAAGAAAAAGTCCGCAGAGATGCCGAAGAAACCGAAAGAAAAAGAAAAGAAGAACAAAACCAAAATCCGTAAATATGAAAACAATATCCCATTTTAGAAACAGATTCGGGGTTCCCAATCCTGCGGGGGCTGGTTATTTGGTAACCATAGACCTGCCGTATCCTATGCGATTGGCTTGGGACAAAAACCAAATAGTAAGAAAAATAACCTGTCATAAGGAAATAGCAGAGCCTTTGAAAGCCGTATTTTCTGATCTTCTGAAACATTACGGACCAGATAAAATCAGAGAATTGGGCATTGATATTTTCGGAGGCTGTTTTAATTTCCGAAAAATGCGTGGGGGAAGTGAGTTTTCAGTGCATTCCTGGGGACTTGCGATTGACCTTGACCCTGAAAGAAATCAGCTGAAAGAAACAGCCAGAACAGCCCGTTTTGCCCGACCAGAATACAAAGCAATGATTGATATTTTTTACAAACATGGCTTTATTTCGCTCGGAAGGGAGAAAAATTACGACTGGATGCATTTCCAGTGGGAAAAATTTTAGTAAAAAATGAATCAAATCAGCGTTCCAGACTGCTGGGAGGAGCTTACGGATTACCAGCAAAGAGAGATTATCCATATCATCAGCCATACCGATACGGAAGATTTTACCGAGCAGTATATGCAGATAGTGCAGATTCTTTTGATGAAAAAAGGAAGTATTTGGGAGCGTATCAAGATGAGAAAGGTTTTGAAAAATATACCAATTTCCAATTTTGCTCCAGCTCTTAAATTCATATCAGAAGAGCCGAAACTGCACCATTTTCCAGAAATCAAAGGCTTGGTAAAACCTGCTGTGAGAATGGGGGATATTACCATAGAGCAGTTTTCTGTCTGCGATACCTTGTTCTATCGTTACCAGACCGAGAAAAAAGAGGTGTATCTCCGCCAGCTGGTGGCGGCATTATATCGGCTGGACCCGAAGAGTGAAAGCAGAGAACCGAAATTTGATAAAAACCTGCTTCCGAAAGTTGCCGAAATTACAGACAAAATCGATGTAAAGGAAGCCGAGCGGATTGGCTTTATCTTCGGGTCGGTGCGGATGTATATTGCCAAGGTGTATCCGAGCATTTTCAAGAGCGACACGCCACGCTCAGAAGATCAGCCTGTATTTGCTGTCAAGAAAAAATTCACTCCATTTTCTCAAATTGTAGTAATGATGGCAGCAGATGAACTCCGCCTGCTGGGGAACCTGCACGAGTGCCAGAAAACTCTGCTGTATGATTTCATGAATGCATTTTTGGAAAGTAATAAAATTCATAAACTGAAAAACAAAGCATAATGAGAGGAACATCTTATTTAGAGTTAAAGAATTACTTTAACCAAATCGTGGAAAAATCTGAATTCTTGGAGGATTTTATTGGTTATTTTTCAAGAGAATTAAGAAACAAAGAGCAGAGTTCCAGAGGAATTCAGTTTCCGTGCTTGGCTCTTTTTAATTATAATTTTGGGATTGAGGGGGAGCAGATGGCGACTTCATCAGCGGTGCGAAATCTGAGTTTCGCTATTCTTCTGGACGCTCCAGCAGATGATTACGAGAAACAATACGAAGCGATAGACAAGGCGGAAAAACTGGCTCTAAAAGTAGCATCACGAATGCGCTTTGATGCCAATAGACCCGAGCACTTCCTCTACGGCGCATTTGTTAAAAATAGCATAGAAGTCCGCCCTGTGGAACTGGATATAAGTAGGCTCTTCGGGGTAGAAGTGAGTTTCCAGCTGAAGAACATTCAGTCGCTGAAACTTGATGCTGATGACTGGAACGATGTAGATAAAGTGTGCTAAATAAAAACAGCGAGAACATGGCAAATTCTCGCTGTTTTTTTCCATATTATTTTTGATTTGGAAAAAAATCGTGTTTTTTTTCAATAAGAAATATTCCCTGCACCAGCAGGGCTTTTTTTATTATCTTTGTGGCTGAAGAAAAATTTGTGATAATATGAAAAACATTTTGACTTTTGCTACAATAGCAATAGCTGTGACATCGTGTTCCAGAAGTGAGGACAGTAATTCTCTTAACAACACTTCTCCAAAAGTATTAGAAGAAAAAAGAATTGTCCAAATTAACAAAGATGGTATGCTTCATACCAAAATCTACTATGGTTCAGATAAGAAAATTTCTGGAATTGATTATTTCAAAGATGGCGGTTTGAACTATCGTTATAAGATAGAGTATGAAAATGGTCTACAGAAGAAATGGAGTAGATACGACAATACTGATAAACTTACTTCCTATGAGCTTTATTATTTTGATGGAAATCTTGTGACCAAGAGAGAAAGATACACAGTTACTTCGGGAGTTCATGAACTAAAGAATTATCAAACCTTTGAAAATCGTCCAGGAAAGATTAATAACTTGATAAAATCTACTTACTATAAAGCAGACGGGACTTCAAATGGATACTATACTGTTGAATATACCGACGAACAAGGAAGCAGTGTAAATAATATATATGATGAAAACAATCAAAAAATACAGGTAAACATTTGGGTAAAAGACACTAAAAAAGCCTTTGATAAATATTTAAGCCCGTTCACTTACCAGCATGAGCACAATAATATTTCGATATCTTACAGGCGTTTAGTACCTTCTACAGCACCTGATTTTTCCTATACTTCTACTTTTACCTATGATGAAAATGGATATCCACTGACAGCTAGAAGAGTATATACCAACGGAACTGTAGAAAATTACGAGTATCTCTGGGAATAATATAAAAGCAAAATCCTCCTAAAATGGGGGATTTTTTTAATAATTATAA